TTATAAGTTTTAAATTTAGAAACTTGTAAAGATTTTATAGTTTTTATTAATTTTAGAAATTATTTAAAGGGTCATATTAAATATATTATTATTTACATATTTAATATAAAGGAGAAGCAATTGAAAAAAAGTATAATAGTACCAAGCTTGACTAAAGAAGAATTTTATGAAAGCTTGAGATTGGCGGTATTAAATTGCCAAGACTACTTAGATGAAGTAGATCCAAATGATGTAAAGGTCATAACTAAAAGAAATCTATTTGAAACATTAGTAACTATGTATGATACAGAAAAAGAGAATCAATAAATTTCCTAGTGATAGGGGGTGGTCAATTTGAATGTAGCAAATCAAAAATTCAATTCAAATAATTCAAACAAAATTTCATAGGAGGTGAAAGTCATGGCAACAGATGGAAAAGTTGTTATAGAAGTTTCGTTAGAAGCTGATAAAGTTGAAGGTCAGTTGAATGAGCTTAAAAATGCTTTTGCTGATTTAGGTAATGTTGGAAGTGTATTTGGTGAAATGAGTTCAATTGTAGACAATTTTTCAAATACATTTAAGGCATTAAGTGGAGTTGTTGGCCCAGTTGCGGCAGGAGTTGTTGCAGCAGTAACTACAATGGTAACTGCATTTAATAAACTTTATGATGCAAGTAAGCAAAATTTCTTTGAAAATCTTGAAAAATATGGACAAGTATTACAAAGTATTACAGGAGAAATTACAGGAGCATTAAAAGAGGTATGGGACTCACTGGCAAATATAGGAGGCGTATCAACAAGTATATCTGATGTAGTAGACGAATTTGCATCTTATAATCTAGTAATGCAAGAGGTTAAAGCTATATCAGGAGCTACAGAAGATGAATTTCAACAATTATTAGATTTAACAGCTAAGTTAGGACGAGAAACACAATTTACTGCTACAGATGCAGCAGAAGGGTAAAATAATTGCCGTCTTAGGATAAAGTCGGTGGAAGTCCTAAGATAATTAGAACGGAATTAAGCTGGAAGGCGGGTGTATATTATACCGTAATCAGAACCGAAGGCGACTTTTATAAGTCTAATCTATATAAAATTATTTATTAAATTAAATAGATAGTGGAAATTAGTGATGTTAGTAATAACAGTCAGGGGCAACGCATAGATGATGATACTTACACTTATGATGTAAGAGTATAATTCATCCACGAGGCCGTTCTATGTGCCGATTAGAAATTACATAAGAAGGTATGCTGGACTACCCATGAATTAACATGGGGTAATGGGAGTAATGCCCTAGAAATTGAGATAAAAAGCTCAATGATAACAAAATCGTAAAATATATGAGTATGGCTGGTTGGAGTGCTAAAGAATCTATAGCTGGCTTACCAAGTGTTCTTAGATTAGCTCAAATAGGTTGTACAGACTTAGGGACTGCTTCAGATATAGTAACAGATGTAATAACTGCTATGGGTATGCAAGCAACCGATTGTGGAGATATGGCAGACATGTTTACAGCTGCAATAACAAGTTCAAATACTAATGTTGAAATGTTAGGGAATACAATGAGTTATGTTGCACCAATAGCTGGCTCATTAGGAGTAGAATTTGAGGACTTGGCACTTGCTGCGGGACTATTAGCAGATTCCGGAATTAAAGCATCAAAAAGTGGTACGAGTTTAAGAACTTTACTATCTAATTTAGCTGCACCTACTGATGCCGCTACAAAAACAATGGAGAAATATGGTATATCAATGGTAGAGACAGAAGCTGGGACAGTCGATTTAGATAAGACTATGCAGAGTTTAAGAAAATCCCTAAAAGATTTACCATTAAAAGAACAAACTGCTGCAGCTAAAGACTTATTCGGTAAGACTGGTATGGCTGGAGGGCTTACTATTATAAATGCAAGTGAGGAACATTATAATAGCTTAAAACAGGCGATAGAAGGCTCTACAGAAAGTATGACTTACTGGAGGGAAGAACTTGAAAAGGCTGGAGCTTCTGATAAAAAAATAGATAAAAAGTTAGAACATCTACATTCTGTATTTCAAAAAACTAAAGATATGGCAGATGGATTAAATATATCATCAAGTGATCTTACTTTTACAATAAGTTTATTTAATGAAAATGATAAGGTCAGCACTAAAAATGTAGAGGATTTATTCCAGATGATGAGTAAGCTTTCAAATGCAAGTAAAGATCAACAAAAGATACTTCAAGAAAATGGTATTCAAATATCTAAAAATGATGATGATACATTGAATTATAATGAGAGCTTAAGAAACATAGTAGATACTTTAAGAGGCAAAACTAAGCAAGAAAGAGAAAATATACTATCTAGTCTTGGATTAGCTGATGCCATTAATGAAGTTAATGAATTATGTGCAATATCACCTTCAAGATTTGATGAGGTTGCGAAGGGAATAGAACGTACACAATCAGCTGCAGAAAAGGCACAAGATATAATAGATAATTCTTTAGTAGGAGCCGCTAAATCAATGGGGTCAGCAATATCAGGACTAGGACTTATATTAATGGGGCAAGCATCACCAGCTTTATCAGAGTTTTGCCGCTGGATTGCCAATATGTCAAATGAATTGGCCAATAATAATATAGGAAAAGCATTTGATACAATGAAACAAGGTTTTTCAAATGCTCTAAGCTTCATAAAAGGATTAAATATATCAGAAGCAATACAGACTGCATTTAATGGAATTAATACATTTATAACTACAAAAGGGGCCTTTTCTGGACTTTTAGATATTGGAAAAGAGGCAATACACCAAGTTTGTCAAGGAATTATAAATAGTAAGGATAGTATAAGAGAAAGTATCTCAAGTGCTATTAAACAGATCGCTGGATTTGTAAAAGATGTTTCACCACAGATTGGTCAGGCTGGAAAAGTTATTCTAGATGCATTAAGAGATGGAATAAAAAATAATTCAGACGAGATATATGATGCTTTAGATGCAGTTGCATCAGCAATGAACTCATGGGTTCAAGGCGGTGAGCAAATAAAATCTTTAACTGGTAGCTTTGCAGATATTTTTATTGATAGCTTAATTGAAAATTTTCAATCTAGAACTGTTGGAAGGGCAACGGAATTATGGAATGCAGCTACAAGTTGGTTAACTAATTCTAAACCAGATTTTTCTAAAGGTATTACTAATTTAATAAATGGCTTTTTTAATTCGACTCCTGATATGAAAAAAACTCTTAGTCTTACTGGATTAATATCAAAAATAGCAAACTGGTTTACTGGTGAATCTTATGCTGCTGAAAAGACAGGTAACGAAAAAGAATTGAAGACAAATAGCAAAGACAGTAAAAACAGCAATAAAATAAACAGTAAACTTTCTAGCATGGATGCTAACGAAATAAAAGCATTACAAACACAATTAACAGCTTTACAGACAACAGCACAAAGTGTTTCAAGTTCAATTTCTCAAGCATTTACATCATTACAAAATAACTTAAGAACGAGTTTAGTTGGATGTGCAAATATAACTAGAAATCAATTTGTAAATATAGCGAATATCACAAGAAATCAGTTCTTATCTGTTAGTAATGTTATACGTAATCAAATTACAAATTCTAGAAATGTTGTTACATCGCAAATGATAAGTATGAAAAACGTTATATCAACTCAAATTTCAGAAGCTAGGAACAAACTAACATCTCAAATGATATCAATTAGAAATGTATCTAGAACACAAATAACACAGGCGAGAAACACAGTTACATCTCAAATGATATCAATGAAAAATGTTATATCTACTCAATCAAGGGAAGCTAGAAACAACTTTACAAGACAAATGATAAGCATGAAAAATGTTGCTAGAACTCAATCAACACAAATTGGTCAACAAATGGCTAATGGTGTTACGAAAGGTTTACAAAGCGGTACTGGAAGAGCAGTTAGCGCAGCTAGAAATCTTGTTAATCAAGTAAATGCTGAAATGAGGAAAACAGCTAAAATAAATTCACCTTCAAAGGTTACTACTCAATATGGAGAATATATGGATGAAGGTTTGATTAATGGTTTAAAAAACAAATCAAAAGATATAGTAGAAGTTGCTAAAGGCATAACAACTGAAATGCAGAATGCAATGAAAGCTGCAGTGCAATTAGAAACAAGTAAATTTGCATTAGAAGCTAAAGCTAATAGTAGTATCAATATTATAGGACAAGTTAAAGATACTACAAGTAAAAAGATAAATGACTTAATTGATACATTACAGGATACAAAAGATAGACCAATACACGTAGAGGCAAATATGGATAAAACAAAAGTGGTTAATATAATAGCGAAGCCTGTTGATGAAAAGAATAAAAGAGATAAAAAAAGATTAAATAGATTAGAAGGAATAACTACATAGTTATTATAGTTATACTATTTAGGTTAAAAAGGTCTTTATCTTGGAGGATAGAGGCCTTTTATTATAAGACAGGGGTGTATTCTATATAATTTTTCTTAAAATTTAGTTTCGCCAAGGGTTATGATTATACTTTGCAATTTCGTAAAACTGAGGAAAACGACAGGAAAACAAGTCTAAAAAAATTATGCAAAATTTTTTCTAAAACCTTCGAAATATACATTCATGAATTCGATAAAATTATAAAATTACACTCTCAGCGCCTTTAAGAGGGGTTTTGATAAAAAAATAAGTTAATTACTCGACAAATAAACAAAAAAAGCTTATAATCTAAATATAAGAGTAAAATTTCTTCGTAGTGTAATTATAATAATAACTTTTAAAATGTCATTGTTAAAATTAAAAATAAAGATCACTACTTTTTAGGCATATCTGCTGGAATTATTAAAAAAATAGTTTCAGCAGTTTTTTTATAAATTATCATTATAATAGTATATTTAAATGAATAAAATTATATCAAAATAGTTATAATTTAAATAAAAATAAAACAAAATAAGTTTAAATAAGGTGAACAAAATTTCTTAGAATTAACATTTTAAGTTAGTTTTGTTATATAATCTTATTAAGAAGGAAATAATATGTAAAATAGGGGTAGAAACATATGGGAGGTTATGAAAATGAAAAAAGAATATAAATCTTTTAGTTTAGATATGATAAAAGATAAAAATATTGAAGTTATATCTAGTAAAAATGCGCTAAAAGACGTAGCTCCTATTAATTGGTCTAAGGATGTACTAGAAGGAAAAAAAACAGTAACAGTCATCAATTTAGAAAAATAAAGATGTAATTAATTGGGGGATACTAAAGATGTGCGAAGTAGGAGATATAATTTTAATTAATAGCTATGAAAGTGATGGTCAGGTTATTGGAAAACATTCATTTGTAGTAATTAATGATGAGGAAGGTCAAATTCAAGGATTAGACTATAATATCATTTGTAATGTAATGTCATCATTCAAAGATGAAGCACATAAAAATAAAAAATTAAGTTTTCCAGGGAATTTTCCTGTAACAAGCTCTGATTCAACTGTATTATTTGGAAATGATAAAGATGGATATATAAAAGCAGAGCAATTTTATTTTTTTAATAAAGAAAAAACAAGTTTTACAGTAATAGGAAAAATGAACCCTGATGTATTCAAATTATTGATAAAGTTTATAAAAGATCAACCTAATATAAAATATATTATAGATAATTTATAATATTGTATACTACTAAAGAGATGTTTGCTTAT